ATGAGAGGATGCGAGCTGTTCCAGTGCCTCATTACCATACTGGTAACTGTTGTCATCTGAGACGTCGGGGTCAGACCAGACAACATAATCACCATAGGTTTGAAAACCAGCCATCGGTTCGATATGAAGAACCCAAGAATTCAACTTCCACATCTCATGCATACGAGCTTGTTGCTGCACTCGAGTGGTCAAGCCGGGGGTGAAAGATTGAAGACCGGCATTGAAGGGTGAAATTTCGATGACAGGAAGAAAAGGCATCAAAGGGCCAAACTTGGACAGGTTGAACACGGATAGATCACTATTGGCAGTGATTGTGATGGTGCCAACGTAAACCCTGTCAATCTCACGAGTGACATTGCCGGATGCACGGGTAGTCTGCTTCATGGTAATGGCCTTGGGAACCAACATTGCGGGCATGCGGATGTTCCCATTTCTTCCCTTGAGTGAACGGCCACTAGGTTTGCGAGATTTGCGTTTTTGATTTTTCTTTTTTGATTTTTTGCTTTTTGTTTTCTTTTGAGATTTTCGCTTTCCTTTAAACGACACACCTTTCGGCGGACCAGGATTGGAAGCATCGCCAATGCGAGCTGTTGTTTTCCAATCGTGTTGTGGGTGCGGTTCAGACGTTTGTTGACCAGCAAGTGAACTAGCTTCCCCATACGAGTGCGGTGTTTCATACTCAACCCCCTCCCAAGGGTATTTACCCGGCTCTTTGGCATTGCGCCAATCGGAGTTTCCATCGGTAGCCGTTGCTTTCCCGAAGAATCCTAGAGTTCCGAGCTGTTTTTTCAGAAGGTTGTTGAACACCGGCACATATTCATGAGCGTGCTTGATCCACAATCGATCAGCATCAGCCTGAGGCATCCGCGTGTAGTTGTAGTCGTGTCGTTTGAAAGTTTCATCGAGTGGATCCATCGCAGGAACACTCCAATCGATTTTGTCGCCGGGATTTGTATACTTCCCGGCTGAGTAATTGGGACCTCCATAGTTGCCATGGTACTTGAACCGCAACTTTGAGAACTTGTCCATAAAAGCGGCAGGCCCAGGGTTCAAAGCTTCACCTGGGTTAGCCAACTTTTTCCAATCGTGCTGTTGTTGGTTGTTCGGAACATCCGAATCAGAGCCTGATGAAGAGTCAGGGTCAACTGAGTCGGTTGAATCGTCGTCTTCCAAATAGACGGTTTTTATCCAAACTTCCTTAGCTGTAAAAGGAATAGCACTTTTGTGCTCTGCATCCCCGGCCTTGGCGAGCCAGGAAGCAGCATCTCCATTGTCAAACGCGTTGACAACAGGCAGACTTTCGGAGTTAAGAACGGTGGCATGCTCAAGCAAACCTTCCATTCCACAATTTTTGAGTTTACCTAGCGCTGCAGAACTCAAATTCTCGAACCCTAGGTACAGGCCGAGCAACTCATCGTCTGTCTTATAAATGGAGTGAACTTGTTCCCACGTAAGATAGAGATCCCGATTCGGAACTTGCACCTTTCCATGTAGCAAGTTCTGGTGGTTAGCCCAATAATAGTCTATGATCCGCTGAATTGTCTCTCGTAATTGAATGTTGCCCCACGAATCGATACGTATCGCGTATAAGCGGAGCAACAACCAGAGAACATCAGTAGACTTTGAGCCTTCCACAATGCAACCGAGCGTACGGTCGTATTTGGGACACGGAACCCAGAAGCCATGAATCTCGACCGAAGTGCAACCTAGGTAGGTACACTCATTAGCGGGTCGAGGCATGAGAGTCTCCCACTCATAAATGAAATTGAGAGAATTCAAGGCGTCTTGGACCGCGCCGGGGGTAAAACGCAACAAAAATTCCGGTGAAAAAGTCACCAGAGCGTCGTCCCCACAAAGTGAGAGTTTGATGTTGGCAAGATAGGTCGACAAAGTTGTGGACAAACCTGCACGAGACTGAATGAGGATGAAAACCAGAAACCAGATAAATTGATGTCCGGTTGTATTATCTGGTAATGTATTTGGATCCCCAGATCCCATGCCAATGAAGGTTTGTAAAATTTCGCCACACTCTGCATATGAAACCCTGCAAAAACGATTAAGAAGAAGCGTATAAAATTTGCGCTGATTCGACTCAGACCATGAGCTTGG